GAAAGGGAAGCTGACAGCAGAAAGTGTAAAAATCAACTGCATCAAGGAAGCCTGTTGTATCATTCCATTATCGTGGGATGGTGACGATATTACAGAATGCGCATTCGCCAGCAGCAAGCAGATATCAGGGAAGTCTTATATGTACCTGCAGGTCATGCTGCAGTTGGATGATGGCCGTTACAGGGTGGAAAATCATTACTATCTGAAAAGCGGCGATTCATATGAACCGGTCAGCTCCAATCCAAAAGGTGAAGCACTGTGGTATATCCTTCCTGCGAAGCCTTTCTTCATATTGACGCCAAACATCGAAAATAATATCCTGGAAACGACACCGATGGGGATATCCGTATTTGCAAATGCGACAGATCAGCTTCAGGCATGTGATATTGCCTATGATAACATGTATACAGATTTCATTTTAGGACGCAAGAAGGTGTTCATGAGTCAGGATGTCATCAGTACAGAGGACGTGCCGGTGATGGGGGATGATGGTAAGCCGAAGCTGGATAGTGATGGAAAGCCTATTATCAACAAGAAACCGATGGCCGGAGAAGCAATCGAACAGAGCATGTTCGTGAATGTTGGACAGCAGATGCCAACGGCAGATAGATTCTTCCAGGAATACAATCCATCCCTACGTGTGGAAGAAAATAAGAACGGTATCCAGTTTGCATTGAACCTGCTATCTTCAAAGGTAGGGTTTGGTCAGAATAAGTATCAATTCAGTATACAAACGATGGCAACGGCTACCGAGGTCAAGGCAAGCAGCAAGGATCTGACAGAAAGTGTATGGAAGCAACGTGTGGTGATACAGGATGTCTTGACTGAAATGACACGTTCGATTCTCACTATTGGAAGGGAATTGTGTGGCAAGTCTGTAAACCCTGATGCTAAGATCACTGTGAAATTCGACAATACGATGTTCAATGATGAAGAGGCAGAAAAACTCATGGACATGCAGCTGGTGAGCGCAGGTATCATGCTGGAATGGGAATGGCGTGTAAAATGGCTTGGTGAAACAGAGAGTCAGGCAAAGGAGATACTGAAATCAGCGAATAAAGAAAAGGGCATTACCTATGAGGACGACTGATGCTGGATCCATATTATCTTGCACATTGTTCTGATGAGATTGAAGTCTTATTCGCTGATCTGGAAACGAGTATACTGGAAGACATCGCCAGACGGATACACGAAAATAAGTATGAAACGACGAGCACTGCACAGTATCAGTTGAATCGTGCGAAGGCACTGGGATTGCATGATTCTGAAATCAAGAAGCAGATTGCTGATATACTGAAAATCAGTGAACAGCGTGTTTCAGAAATCATATCCAGTGCAGCATATGAGGCGGTTGAGTCGGATAACCTGATATTCAAAGAGGCATATGAGAGAAAGCTTATCAATACATTCAGATATGATAAAGCCAATCTCAGCAAGCTCATTCTGAAAGGCATCGATGCTACGAATGGAGAGATCCGTAATATCTGTAAGACCACAGCAAAGACAGCGAGGAAGCTGCTCATATCTTCGCTCGATCAGACATATCTTGGGATACAGAGTGGCGCTTTCAGCCAGCAGGAAGCTGTAGGCTTTGCTGTTGATAAAGTAGCCAAAACTGGATTGCAGTGGATCGATTATCAAAGTGGTACACACAGACGGCCGGACAGCGTGATACGCAATGCAATACGTTCCGGTGTCAATCAGACCGCTTGTAAGTGTCAGGAAAAGAACTTCGACGATCTGGGAGGGAATCTGGTTGCTACGACATCACATGTAGGAGCACGTCCAGAGCACGCAGCATGGCAAGGGAAAGTGTTCTGGTGGAAAAAGAAATACAAGAACTATCAGAATTTTGAACAAGCCACCGGGTATGGTACCGGAGCAGGGCTTGGAGGATGGAATTGCAGACATAGCTTCTTTCCATACTTTGAAGGATTATCTAATATGCCATTTGAGCATTACAGCAGTGCTGAAAACGATGCCAGATATGAACTTGACCAGGAACAGCGTTACAACGAACGAAAGATCCGTGAATGGAAGCGCAGGCAGGCCGTGAACAAGGCTGGAGGTGTAGACAACACCAGAGAAGCAAGGAAAGTCAGGGAATGGCAGAAACGCCAAGCAGACTTCCTAAAAGCACATCCGGACATGAAACGTAATTACGCTAGAGAGATGATCGAGGATGTAAGATCGCAGCGGAGAACGAAGCTAAAAGAATTTTATGCAACTGATGATAAAAGTGTTAAAATGAAGATAAGGGAAGCCGAATCAGCAATATCTAAAAATCAATTTGAATCAGCGATAGCATACGATCAAAAGGGAAATGTCATCTTCAAAAAAGATGGAGAAAAACACGAAGTTGAATTCACTATAGAGGAATTGAATAAAATGAAAGGGGCGATAGTAACACATAATCATCCTCAAAACACGACATTCTCTCCACATGACATCTATATGTTGAAGGATTGGAAACTACAAGAATTGCGTGCAGCTATCAATAAAGGTTCTTATGTTCTTCGTAATAATGATAAAATCACTCAGCTTCCTGATTTCACGGTGTTTCAGAAGGAGCATGAGCAGCTCTATTTGAAATATCTTAAGGTATATAAAAATAAATATCCAGACTGGAAAGACGATAAAAATAGAATGGATAGAGTTGTACAAAATAATGTTATGAACCGTCTTGCAAAGAAATACGGATTGCTTTATTCGTTTGAGGAGGATGCGGAATGATCTGGACAGATAAAAAAGGTGTAAGGCATAGCGATTATCATGTCTCTTGTGTAACATGTGCAATTTGCATGGATTGTAAACATTTCAAAGAAATGGGAAATATGAAGCCTATTTGTTCTGCCTTCCCGCAAGGTATTCCGGAAGCTGTATGGACCGGGACTTTACTACACACTATACCGGTAAAGGGTGATCATGGATTTCAATATGAGAAAGCAGAAATAGAGGACACAGATTTACCGGAATTATTATACGATGAAGATTAGCACTCATAGCGGGTGCTTTTTTAATACCTGGAAGAGGGTGAGAAAATGTGTAAACATGCATATATCACGAAGCAGCGAATCTA